CAATAAGGCAACGGCTGGATGGTTCTCTATTTCATTGCCGTCTTTGTCGCATATCTTGAAAGGCACCCCTGATGCACCCTTGGCAATTTCATTAACGCACCGATACACGATGGCGTTCTGCATATAGCCCTCGGATGCCAGCGCCTGATAGGAGTAAGTCTTAGCGGCACCTGAGCCAGCCCCGAAATAACCCACGATTGACGAATTCTTTTTGCCTACTGCACTTGCTCGGTTTTTCCTAAATCTATCAAATATGGCCACTTATGACACCCTCCAAGCTACATCTCCGCGAGACTTGCTTAATTCAGTTAATCCCCATACTAGAGCATCTAGTCTATCGGGGGATGGTTTTGGTCTATCACCTGTATAGGTACACATCTGGCTCTCTAGCTCTGGATAAACACCCATGTGATGAACTTTGCCTTGCTCATACAATGAGGCTATCGGCTCCGCTCTTAGCATCTTCCCTCTACTGGCATGAACTGATCTATAGCCCACACCTGTGTCAATTCCCCTGATAAGGCTCTCAACTAGGTCGCCCCCATTATTGACTTCTGCGACAATATAATTGGCTTGCCATAGATAGAAAAGCTCTACTGATAACCTTCCCCATTCAGCGGGGCTATAGACTCCTGATCTATCATCTAGCAGATAATACTTGTTCTGGGCGTCTTTGCCTACCACTACGATACCTGTTTCATCTGAGTCCGCGTTAGAAGTTACCGCTGGGTCAAGCGCAACGATGATTTTAGTGAACACCACATTGCACGTTTCGCTAACCTTGGTCGGGCGTACTTTAGGCAGTCTGGTGGCATCTATAATCTTAGCGTTCCAGAGCGCCCCCTCTAAATTGTCCAGTACCTCAGCATAAAGCTCTTGCCTACCTAGAGTGGTTCCATCATATCGCTCTTTGAGCATTGCCAGTGCTGATGGTGCTAAGTTGGCCTCATTCTCAAACGTGCTACCTGTCGTGACCACTACATCCTTTCTGTCCAGTAGCATTCTAATCATCGGTGTTGGCTTGGGTGTAGTCGTAATGATACAGCGCGGGTTATCCCCTAAGCGCAGTGCGAACATCAATTGGTCAAATGTATCAGGGTATCGCCATGCCGCTAATTCATCGCACCATGCTCTATGGAACTGCGGGCCTCGCAATCTATCAGGTTCAGTAGCTGAGAAGCCGTATATGATTGAACCGTTGAATAAGCGTATCTCTGATGCTGATGAGTTATATCCTTGGCCCCTGCCTTTCAGCATACAGTCAGTGGGCATACTTTTTAATATCCCTGATACCCCGCCAAAGGCAACCCGCCTAATGTCTCCGAAGGTTGGCGTTACCACTGCGACCTGTACGTTTGGGTTCCGCAAAGCATAAAGCATAGCATCTGCCGCACCCGTTCTAGTCTTGCCCCAACCCCTGCCCGCTAATATTAACCATATATTCCACTCGCCCGCTGGTGTGATTTGTGTGGGTCTGGCCGTACTGAGCCAATCAGTGTAGAGACTTGCTACCGCCTTGTGACCTTGCGTTCGCAAGCTCGTCAAGTTGTTCCATAACTCTATTGAAGGCTTCTGGATTGCTGACATCGGCTGATACCTTTGATATTTCCTGAGCTTGGCCTAGAGCTAGCTTACCGAGTCTCTGTGCATTCTGGGCAACGTGTGACGCCGCTTGTAGTTCCTGTATGCTTAGAGCCTCTTTGAACGGCACCCCCTCAACCTCCTTTTCGTCCTTTTGGGCGCGTTGTAATCTTTGCCCTACCCTGAACAACATAGCCTGAGCTATCTGTATTGAGGTGTCGTCTAACCGCTTAGAATCATCAAGCATTCGGTCTATACGTTGCTCATCCAACCCTACTTTAATTTCAGTTTGAACCTTACTCTTTTGTCCCTGCCAACCTTCCTCAGACGAATATTTGTAAAGAGTGGTCATAGACAAATTGTACTTAGTCGCTAAGAACTGAACCGTCGGGTACTGCCTGATACCCTTATCGTCAGTAAAGCCGTGGACATACTCGTCCCTAATGGCTATCTTCAAAGTCTCCGTTAATTTAGTGGCCATAGCTTAACCGCCCTCGTTTATTTCGGCTTTTTCAGCATCTTTCTGCTCTTTCTTTAGTTTAATCTGGTGTTTTGTTATCCATGTCTTACTGTATTCAGCATCAGCAAACAACTTAGAAAACCCTGTAATGTGCTTCAATCTAAGTAATTCATCGGGTTCCATTCCTAGGTGGTTGCATATCTCGCTATCTGACCAGCCGTTCTCTAACATATTAAATACCATGTTAGACATTCCTTCAACTGAGTGTTTGCCCCTAGCTCGGTTATGCCTTACAGTGGAGGCCATTCTTTCGTTAATATCTTTGGCCAATACGACGATAGGTAGCTTCCCATTATTCCTTTCTAAGATGTCTGTGTTATTCTTGCAAATGAAGTACCTGTGGAACCCATCAACAATAATAAATTTCTTTACATCCTCATCCCAGATAGTCACTACAGGTTGAGTGTAGCCGTCATGCAATATTGAAGTATAAAGCAGTGCCATTTCTTGTCCAGCGACAGAATTAGGATTGTAATCATTAGCCTGAACATCCTCAACATCTACCCAGCGGGTTCTATCTACAGGCTGACCTTTCAAGGGAGACTCATCGTGCAACGCTTGCTTTGCTCCCTCTATGACATCAATTAAGTCTGCATCTGACAGTATTTGTCTAGCATCACCCATCTTTTTGCTAATTAGCTCTACAAGCTCAGAATGAAATTCGTCTTTATAATTCATTAAGATATTCCTGTTTAATATGTATCAAGCTGGCTTTATCTCTAGCCCTGTCGTGTAGCTTCCCCTGCTTCCATTGTCGGTAAACAATTATCGGAGGGCTATTAATGAAATTGGCAATCTTTACAAAATCTACATCCCCGACTAATACGGACTTTATTTGAGCTTTATGTATTACGGAAGGGTCTACCATGTCCTTATACAACTCATCCATCTCTGCCCACTTCTTTTGGAACCGAGCAATCCATACAGGCTCAGTGATTAAGTGACAAGTCAGATAGTCTCTGTACTCTTGCCAAGTCTCAAACATGAAGGGCAACTTGCCTACTGACATAAGCTCATTCTTTTTTATATGGCTAGCTTGGTTTATACCCCCCAGCCGTTTAGTCAATGCGTTCCATGTATCCCTCTCAATCTCTTGCAAGAAAAATAGGCTGTGTACTGCGGTTTCGTGCATTAAGCTTGAAACTCTCATCCTCATAGGAGGAATGCCATATCTATATAGCTCGTCATATATCTTGGAGTAGGTCAGGCCGTTGTTGTGTATGTATTTCCACACATCACTTAAATCCCAATCCCACACTGGATAAAACGTATAATGCCCCTTACTCTCATTGAGCTTTTTGCCCCACGTTATATCTTTATAGGTCTGCCCTGTCGTCAATCCAGCTAGGCGGGTCGGGCTCTCTTGGCACCTTACCCCTGCGACATAGCAAGCGCTTTCATTGGGGTAGTGGTAGTCTAAGAATGCTTTGAATATGGTATTTCCCCCAGATGTCCATACGTCTACGTTGTATACGTTCTCTTTCTTACTAATCTCTTCCTGCGGCCTCATCCACTCCTCACCAGCGCCCCAAGCATTCAGAAAGGGGTTTTCAGAGGATAGGGAGTTTGGCATACGCATTGGAATCTGCAACCAATAGGGGTCTACTCTAGGGTCAGCCATGAACTTTCTCATGTAATCAATGACCAATTGATACTCAGCTTCCTGATCTACGAACAAACAGCGAACAGGTGTTCTGCCCCTCTGCTCTGCGACCATTAGCGTTAACTCAGCGACTACAGTGCTATCTTTGCCGCCAGAAGTGCATATCACTACGTTGTCAAACTCATCAAAGAGCCTGTTTATTCGTATGATAGCCTCGTCATAGACTGACTTATTGAGAAAAATTTTCATTGAGAGCCTTATTAATTACTACCTGCTGGTCTGCAGACTTGTCCCTTTCCATTACCCAATACTTCCATTTTCCTAGATAGCAGTAATTAAATTCATAAGTGCCAGTTTCAGCAAAACGGCCTTTAGAGCTATTCTTTTGGATGTAATCACAGCACCAAGCAAAATCATTGACGTTATCCCAATCTGTTTTTCTACTGTAAAAATGAGGTATATGGCTTAGAGATTTGGCAAATCGCCAGTTATGCTCAATCAGGTTTCGGTAAACCTTAGCCTCATCCCACACATCGTGAACCCCCCAACCTTTGATAGTCGTCTGATCGCAAGACCCGCACCGACAAACGAA